GACCGCGCCGCGCTGCTGTTCACCAGCCCGCCCTATGGGAACCAGCGCGACTACACCACCGGCGGCGGCACCGATTGGGATGCCCTGATGCAGGGCGTGTTCCAGCATCTGGACGCGGCCATACGGCCGGACGGCCAGGTGCTGGTCAATCTCGGCCTCATCCACCGCGACAGCGAATGGATCCCGTACTGGGCCGGCTGGCTCGATTGGATGCGCGCTCGCGGCTGGCGCCGCTTCGGGCTCTACACCTGGGACCAGGGGCCCGGCCTGCCCGGCGACTGGAACGGTCGCCTCGCACCGGCCTTCGAGTTCGTCTTCCACTTCAACCGCCAGGCTCGACAGGCGAACAAGATCGTGCCCTGCAAATGGGCTGGCACGCCAAACAAGGGCAGCGGCCTGCGCGCCGCCGACGGCACCATCTCGGAGTACCAGCATGCCGGCCTGCCGGTGCAGGACTTCCGGATCCCCGACAACGTGCTGCGCCTGACCCGCCACAAGGGGCGCGGCGTCGAGACCGAGCACCCCGCGGTGTTCCCGGTCGTGCTGCCGGAGTTCCTGATGCGGGCGTACACGGACGAAGGCAACGTCGTGTTCGAACCCTTCGGCGGATCCGGTACCACCATTCTCGCCGGGCAGCGCACCGGACGCCGCGTGCGCGCGATCGAGCTGGCGTCCTCCTATGTCGACCTGGCGATCGCCCGCTGGCGGATGCTGCACCCCGATCTGCCGGTGACGCTGGCCGATGACGGCCCCGACTATGACGCCGTCGCCGCGGCGAGGCAGGAGGTCACCGCCAGTGCAGCCTGATCTCGTCGTTTCCACGCTGCCGGTGGCGGCGCTGGTCCCCTACGCCGAGAACGCGCGGACGCACTCGCCATCGCAGGTCGCACAGATCGCCGCCTCCATCGCCAAGTTCGGCTTCGTGAACCCGGTGCTGGTCGACGCCGAGGGCGTGCTCATCGCCGGCCACGGCCGCGTCATGGCCGCGAAGCAACTTGGCCTCGCATCCGTGCCGGTGCTGCGGCTCGGCCATCTCTCCCCGGCGCAGGCGCGTGCGCTGCGCCTGGCCGACAACCAGATCGCGCTAAACTCCGGCTGGGACGAAGCGCTGCTCGCCGCGGAGATCGCCCGCATCCGTGACGAGGCGGTGGTCGACCTCGATGTGCTCGGCTTCTCGGGGATGGAACTCGACCGGCTGCTGGCCGCGGCCGACGCCGGCCTCGGCGATGATGCCGACGAAGCGCCGCCACCACCCGCAATCCCCGTCACCCGGACCGGCGACCTCTGGCGCTGCAGCGAGCATCGTCTGCTCTGCGGCGACGCGACGAAGCTGCTCGACGTGCAGCGCGCCCTCGGCGTCGGCCATCTGGCCGACATGGGCTTCGTCGATCCACCCTATAATGTCGCCTACCAGGGTGGCACTGCGGCGAAGATGACCATCGCCAATGACGCGCTCGGCGGTGGCTTTCCCGAGTTCCTCCGGCCCGCCCTGGCCAACCTGCTCTCGGTCACCAAGGGCGCCTGCTACGTCTGCATGTCCTCCTCCGAATGGCCGACGCTGCATCGCGTCTGGCAGGAGGCAGGCGGCAAATGGTCGAGCACCATCATCTGGGCGAAGAACACCTTCGCCCTCGGGCGTGCCGACTACCACCAGCAGTTCGAGGCGATGCTCTACGGCTGGAAGGCCGGCGCACAGCACTACTGGTGCGGCGCCCGCGACCAGGGAAACGTCTGGCACTTCGACAAGCCGACACGGAACGACCTGCACCCCACCATGAAGCCGGTGGCACTGGTGGAGCGCGCCATCCGCAACAGCAGCAAGCCGCGCGACACCGTGCTGGACTGCTTTGGCGGCTCGGGCACCACCATGATCGCGGCGGAGCGCACGGGACGTCGCGCCGTGCTGCTGGAGATCGATCCCGCCTATGCCGACGTCATCGTGCGGCGCTGGCAGGAGGTCACTGGCGAGGTCGCTGTGCTGGAAGGCGATGATCGCATCTTTGCCGATGTCGCCGCAGCCCGCGGCATCGTCGATCATGATGTGATCCAGACCGCCGAATCATAGTAATCGCATAACGCTGCATCTTGCTTGGCTCGTGCGCGCCACAGCGCGAATGGTCCGTCACACGCAGAGCATCACGCCCTGCACCACAACGGAGACCAGCATGACCGACCGCGAAGCCCGCGCCGCCCGCAACCAGGAACGCAGCCTGGCCGCCTTCCTCGCGAAGAAGGCCGAATTCGACGCCCTCCTCGCGGAACTCACCCAGGCCAGCGCGGACCATTTCGGCGCGGACCCCGAGACGGTGCTCTGGGGCGAAGCGGCCTGGCTTTCGGATGCGACGGCGAAGCTGAAGGACATCGCAGACCAGCATTTCCGCCGCGGCGAATACGCAGCCTGACGCAGGGCGCTTCCGCATCGCCCCGACCGGCAGCGCCGGCGGGGCTCCCGGCAGTAGGGGCCGATGGTCGGCACCCGGAACCGGAGACCACCACGATGACCAAGCTTTCCGACACCCAACGCGTGATCCTCAGCGCCGCCGCGCAGCACGAGATGGGGCTGGCCCGCGCGCCCAAGACCCTGCCTGCCGCGGCGCGCAACGCGGTGTTCCGCAGCCTGATCAAGGCCAGCCTGCTGACCGAGATCAACGCGCCGCGGGAGCATGTCGGGCTCGGCTGGCGGCAGGACGACGAGGGCACCTGGATCGTGGCGCGCATCACCGACGAGGGGCTGCGCGCCATCGGCATCGACCCGAACGAGGGCGACGCGGTGGCCGACACGGCGCCCACGGAAGCGGAGGCCCCGGCGCCGCAGGGTGAGGACGCCCAGGCGCCCGAAGCCGCCCAGGCCGCGCCCCTGACGGAGGAGATCGCCCTGCTCGACCAGGCCCTCGAGGCCCCCGCCGCCCCGCGCCGCGCCAGCCTGCGGGATGCCGCCGCGGCGGTGCTCGCCGCCTGGGATGACGAGGCCAACCGCGCGAGCGACATGGTCGGCGCCCTGGATACTCCGATGGAGACGCTGCGCACCCTGCTCGCCGGCAAGCCCGCCCGCGTCGCCCGCGAGCCGGGCACGCCGCGCAAGCCGCGCGAGGGCACGAAGCAGGAGCAGGTGCTGGCCATGCTGCGCCGGCCCGAGGGGGCGACGGTCGCGCAGATCGCCGAGGCCACGGGGTGGGCACAGCACACCGTCCGCGGGTTCTTCGCCGGCCTGAAGAAGCGCCAGGGCATCGAAGTGCAGGTGCTGGAGCGCGTCCGCCAGGTCGGCCCGAACAAGGAAGGCGCGCGGGGCTCCTACACCATCTACATGATTGCCGGCTGACGCCGCCGGCGACGCGATCAGGGCCCGCCGCGCCGCGGCGGGCCTTCGTACTTCTCCCAGGGTTTCAGCTTGGGCTTCGGCGGGTCGAGCGCCAGGATCAACTCGTCCACGGTCCACTTGTGGCGCTTCGCCGATTTGGCGACGTCCAGCAGTACCTTCCTGGCGTCATCGAGGTAGAGCTTCACCATGCGCGGTGTACCGCAGCGGTGTTCGGCGAGCGCCATTGCCTTCGCGGTCGCTTCGACCATCTTCTCGATGCCCTTCGGTGCGCTCGGCTGCAGCATCGTCGTCGCCCTTCGATGATCGTGATGATCTTGCACAGCAGATCGCGTGCCGCACGCAGAAAATCGCACCAGCACCGCGGTCGTCCTATTGGGTGCGTAGCGCAGCGCATGCGGTGCGCTGACTGATTCCACAAACGCGTGCGGCGGGAGGTCCGCCGTCATGCCGGAACTGACCCCATCCACACGCGAGGCCGCGCGGCGCCTTGGCGTCAGCGACACCGCCATCCACAAGGCCGAACGGGCCGGCCGCATTGCCCGCGAGCCAGACGGCCAGTGGGACATCGACAAGACCCGCCGCCGCCTGACCGAGACCGCCAACCCCGCCCGCTCGCCTCTGGCCAGCAGCGCCGGCGCCGAGGGCACGCCCTACGCCCGGCTGAAGGTCGCGCAGCTGGCGCTGAAGGTCGAAGCGCAGCGCCTCTCGTTGGACGAGACCAAGCGCCGCCTACTCGACGTTACCGAGGCGAATGCCGCGCTCGATGAGATCGGCAGCACCATGCGCGACGCGCTGCTGAACTGGCCGGCCCGCGTCTCCGGCCTGATCGCCGCCGAGCTCGGCGTCGACCCTCATCTGCTGCAGACCATCCTGCAGAGCCACATCAACGACCTGCTGACGGAGGCAGCCGATCGCTTCGATCCCGCAGGCCTCGGAGGGGATCGGTCTCCGCAGCCGTGAGCATGTGCGCCAGCGCGTCGGCGCCATGCTCCGCCCGCCGCCGCAGCTCACCGTTTCGGAATGGGCCGAGCGGCACCGCATGCTCGGCAGCCGGGCCTCTTCCGAGCCGGGCCCCTGGCGGACCAGCCGCACGCCGTATCTGAAGGAGGTGATGGATGCGCTGTCGGCGGTGCATCCCGCCCGGCGGGTCGTGTTCATGAAGGGCGCGCAGGTCGGCGCCACGGAAAGCGGCAACAATTGGCTCGGCTACATCATGCACCACGTGCCGGCGCCCGCGCTGGCGGTGCAGCCGACCGTGGAACTGGCCAAGCGCTTCTCGCGCCAGCGCATCGACCCGCTGCTGGAGGAAACACCGGCCTTGCGGGAACGGGTTGCGCCGGCCCGCGCCCGCGACAGTGGCAACACCATGCTGTCGAAGGAATTCCCCGGCGGCATCCTGGTGCTGACCGGGGCGAACAGCGCCGTCGGGTTACGCTCGATGACGGCACGCTTCCTGTTTCTCGACGAGGTGGATGCCTATCCCGGTGACGTCGCCGGCGAGGGTGACCCGATTGCGCTTGCCGAGGCGCGGGCGCGGACCTTCGGCTGGCGCCGCAAAGCCTTCCTGGTCTCAACGCCGACCATCGCCGGCCGCAGCCGCATCGAGCGGGAGTATCTCGCCTCCGACCAGCGGCGCTACTTCGTGCCGTGCCCGCACTGCGGCGAGATGCAGTGGCTGCGCTTCGAGCGGCTGCTGTGGGAGAAGGGTGCGCCCGAGACGGCGCGGTATCACTGCTCGGCCTGCGACCATCCGATGCAGGAGCACGACAAGACCGCCATGCTCGGCGGCGGGGAGTGGCGTGCGACGGCCGAGGGCCAGGATCCGCACACCATCGGCTTCCACATCTCGGCGCTGTACTCGCCGGTGGGCTGGCTGTCCTGGGCGCAGATCGTGCGCGATTGGGAGGCGGCCCAGGGCAAGCCCGAGGACATCAAGACTTTTCGGAACACCGTCCTGGGCGAGACCTGGCAGGAGCAGGGCGAGGCGCCGGATTGGGAGCGGCTGGTCGAGCGTCGCGAGGATTTCGCCATGGGTGTGGTGCCCACCGGCGCGCTGGTGCTCACCGCCGGCGTCGACGTCCAGGACGACCGCCTGGAATGCGACGTCTGGGGCTGGGCTGAGGGCTTCTCCTCCTGGCTCATCGATCACGTGGTGATCCAGGGCAGCCCGCGGGACCGGGAACCCTGGGACGAACTGGCGAGGCTGCTCGCCCGGGATTGGCCACGCCAGGGCGGTGGCGCGATGCGGATTGCCCGTCTCTGCGTCGACACCGGCGGCCGCGATACCGCCGCCGTCTATGGCCACCTGCGTCGGCTGCGCGATCCGCGCATCGCGCCGACCAAGGGCGTGGATGGCTGGAATCGCGCCCAGCCCGTCCAGGGCCCGACGCCGGTGGATGCGCTGGTCGATGGCCGCAAGCTGCGGCGCGGCCTGAAGCTCTGGACCGTCTCGGTATCGACCTGGAAGGCCGATCTCTATCGCCGGCTCTGGCTCGGCCGCGGCGACGCGGAGGAATGGCCGCCCGGCTGGGTGCATCTGCCGCGGGC